CTTTATTTGAGGTATAAGAAAAAGCTGACCTAACAGCTATACGGGGTTGATTATTGGAATGGGAACATCTATGTTGCAGCATAGGTGTTCCTAATTAAGAGATAAGGAGATGATAGAGTGACAGATAGTGAAGCATTAAATAAGGTTATAGAAAATTCTGGATTAAAATTAACGTTTATAGCACGTGCATTAAAGTTAAGTAGAGAAGGGTTTTATAAAAAACTTAATAACCAAACTGAATTTAAAGCAAGTGAAATTGTGAAAATGCAGGAAATTCTTAATTTATCAAATGAACAAAGAGATAAAATTTTTTTTGCAAATTAAGTTGAATTAAAATCAACTTGAAGCGAATTATTTAATTTAAAAGTCGAAAAAGGTTGACAAACCTCGTGCTTACAGCACAAGGGAAACCTCGAATTAAGTCGTATCATTTTAATATCAAAACGAAAGGAGCAAAGGAATGGTACAGACAACAATAAGAATCCCAACAGAGCTACACGCGAAGCTCAAAGAGTTAGCAAAGAAAAGAGGATTAACAGTTAACGCACTTATTATTCAGGCATTATGGAAATTATAAGCAACAGACAAGTGAGGCAAAGCATAAGATAAAACAGAAAGTTAGGAGTGATGAAAATTTGAATGTATTAATTTTTGTTAATTATCAGGGAAATCAATATGAATGGGATAATTTGACAGAACAGGAGAAAAAGGAAATGACTAAGAAACTGAACCAGCAGACAGCTGACCAGTTAGGCTACGAAAAGGAGATTATAAAAAATTGATAGACGTACAAGAAAAAAGAATGCCCGTGGAAGTGGAAGTTCCAATAGGCACTCTAAAATTAATATTACAGTTTTATTTTATACCAATTAAAGAAAATAGTCAAAAGGCTAAAAAGTCCAAATTAGAAGATATTGCATGGGACCTACATTTGGTTAAGGATGTTGTGATTGCAGTTTTAATATGTGCAGTATTAAGCAATAACAAATGGATTGCTACCGGAAATGTAAATAAGATAGCAGCAATCATAACAATTGGAGCAATTATCATATATGGACTATTTGCATTTGATGTGTGGCTGCGTTGCAGAAAGTAGGTGCAGGATATGTATTACAACGAATGTCCTAACTGCGGGGCAACGTTAGACCCTGGTGAAAAGTGTGATTGTTTATTGGAACAAAATGAACATATCCATATAAGAAGAGTTCAATATGCAACTAAGGCTGAATGGCTTAAGGCAAGAAAAGGTAAGATAGGTGGTTCAGATGCAGCTGCAGTTTTAGGACTAAATCCATACAAGACCAATGAAGAGTTTTGGGAGGAGATGGTAGGAATAAGAAAGCCCATAGACATATCAGACAAGCCATATGTCATATACGGAAGTAAGGCAGAGGAACATATAAGGGCAATATTTGCACTGGATCATCCGGAATACAGAGTTGAATACTTCGGTGACAACATGCTGCTTAATGATAAATATCCATTTGCACATGCATCTCTTGACGGAGAGTTGACAGAGCTTGAATCCGGGAGAAAGGGAATATTTGAATGCAAGACAACGGAACTGTTCAGTTCAATCAATAAGGAAAAATGGGATGGTGAACACATTCCGGACAATTACTACATACAGGTATTACATTACCTGATGGTGACTGAATATGAATTTGTAGTCTTAAGGGCACAGATAAAAAGCATTTGGAATGGTGAAATAAGACTTGTCACAAAGGATTATCACATTGAACGCAGTGAAGTAGAGGAAGATATTAATTTTCTTTATGAAAAAGAGCAGGAATTTATTAATAAAGTAAGAACAAAAACAAGACCGGCATTAATAATGCCACAGTTTTAGAGAAACAGAAAGGAATTAGAGCAAGATGGAATTATTGGAATTGAAAATATATAATCCAACAGACGAAAATTTTATTAAGAAAATTGAATGGAATAATGAAGAATTAAAGCAGATAGTTACGACAAGAGCAAATGATTTTAAAAATCTTGTATACACGGATGAAAACATTAAAGATGCAAAATCAGACAGAGCAAATCTTAACAAATTCATAAAGGTTTTAGATACCAAAAGAAAAGACGTTAAAAAGATGATGCTTGAGCCATATACAGAATTTGAAAGTCAGGTAAAGGAACTAATTGGAATCATTGGAGAAGCAAACAACAACATTGACAGTCAGGTAAAGGCTTATGAGCAGAAAAAGAGAGATGAAAAACTCGTAAAGGTTCAGGAAATTTACGATGGAATATTTGGCGAAAGTGATTTGTTATCAATTTTAACATGGGACAGAGTATTTAAGCCGACATATCTTAATGCAACAACAACCCTTAAAAGCATAAAAACTGAAATGACAGAGTTACTTGAAAAAGTAACAAATGAACTTAACATTATTAACAATGATGATGGTGAATATCAGTTTGAAATGAAAGAAGAGTATCTTAAAAACTTCAGTATGACAGATGCTCTGACAGTCAAGCAGAGATTTGAAGAAAATGCGAGAAGAAAAGCTGAATATGAAGCAAAGAGACAGGCAGAAATGGAAGCACGTAAAGAAAGAGAAAGAGCAGAAGCTGAAAGTGTTGCTGATGCTGGAAAGATTCAGACTAATGAAAGTAAAGAAGAGAAAGAAACTGCAGCTACAGAAGCAGTAAAAACAGTAGAAACTTTCACGGAAGAATTGATTGAACTTGACTTTAGAGTAAGAGCAACGGCAAGCCAGCTTGAAGGATTAAAGAATTATTTGAAGAGTAACAATATAGAATTTGGACCAGTGAAATAGGGAGGAAATACGGATGATTAAAATAGAAAATGGAAGTGTACATGTTAAAGGAACCAAATCAGATATATTATCAGATTTATCTTGCATAATATACGGTTTAAAAATTGAAATGGGTATAGATGAAGCAGATTTGAGACATGCAGTAGATATTGCTTTTATGAATGAAAATGAATTAATGGAGTCGTTAGATCATGCATTAGACGAATTAATAGATGTATTAACAAAAAAGTTCGATGATAAGGAGGAAAAGTAAATGGCAGTATCAAATAATTTAGCAAAAAGTCAGCAGAAAACATCATTGACAGCGTATTTATCAAATGACGCAGTAAAGAATCAGATTAACAGCATAGTGGGTGGAAAGAATGGAACAAGATTCATATCATCAATCATAAGTGCAGTTAATGCAAATGCATCACTACAGGAGTGTACAAATGCATCCATATTAAGTGCAGCACTTTTGGGTGAAAGTTTAAATCTATCTCCAAGTCCACAGTTAGGACAGTATTACATGGTTCCTTTCAAAAATAACAATGCAGGTGTTAAGGTTGCACAGTTCCAGCTTGGATATAAAGGCTACATACAGCTGGCAATCAGATCAGGACAATATAAGAAATTAAATGTGCTAGCTATTAAGGAAGGTGAATTGATTAACTTCAATCCTTTAGATGAAGAGATAGAGGTTAAGCTTATAGCTGATGAAGCTGAAAGAGAAAAGGCTGAGACAATTGGTTACTATGCAATGTTTGAATATACAAACGGATTTAAGAAGGCAATGTACTGGTCAAAGGAAAAGATGAAGGCTCATGCAATTAAGTATTCCCAGGGTTATGCTGCAGATGTGAAGAAAGGAACAAAGTGGACATTCTGGAGCAAGGATTTTGACGGAATGGCTTACAAGACAATGTTAAGACAGATTATCAGTAAATGGGGAATCATGAGCATTGAAATGCAGACAGCTCTTGACAGTGACATGGCAGTGATTAATGAGGATGGAACAAAGGATTATGTTGAAATGGATGAAGGAATGATTGTTGAAGGATCTGCAGAGGAAATGGAAAGTGCTAATGCCGGTGAAGGTGAAGAAGTAGCTAAGGAGCAGACAACAGAACAGCCTCAACAGACAACGGCTCAGGCAGTTCAACAGTCATTTTTCCAGTAGGAGGACAAGCCTATGGACATAGTGGATTACATTCCATTTGGAAGAAAAAATGCCATAACAAGAACACGGCTAATGATTGTGACAGGTCTTAATGACAGACAAATACGTGAGCAAATATCACAGGCAAGAAGAGATACTGTAATTCTTAATATGCAGGATGGAAAGGGTTATTTCAGACCTCTTCCGGAGGAAAGAAAACTTGTAGAAGCATATGCAAGGCAGGAAACAGCAAGACTAAGGAGTATAGGTTGGAGCTTAAAGGCTGCAAGAAAAATGCTTAAATGGTAACTATTAATTGACATGTCAATACAAAGCACATGTCTGATAACAAATATATATCACGAAATTAATTAACTATGTTTATGTAAATTAAAGCCTGCTGCTTATGGTGGCAGGCAGAAAGGAGACAAGGTGGGCATAACATTTGTAATTCCCGGACCGCCAAAAGGAAAAGCCAGGGCAAGAACATTTTACAATTCAAAATTAGGAAGAATGCAAAGTATCACACCGGATGGAACAGTTCTATATGAGAATCTGATAAAGACAAACTATACCGAAGTCGCAGAAGATGAAGATTTTAAGGGCTATTTTGATAAAGAGCCTTTGACAATGGCTGTAACGGCGGTGTATGAGATTCCCAAAAGTACAAGTAAGAAGAAAGTGAAACTGATGCAGGAAGGGTTAGAAAGACCATGCAAGAAGCCTGACATAGACAACATAGCAAAGGTAGTGTGCGATGCATTAAATAAAGTAGCTTACGGAGATGATACACAGATTTGTGACATGATTTTAAGAAAAAGGTATACAAGAGAAGGAGAAAATCCACACGTTATTGTAACTGTAAGCAATACAGAATAAGGAGTGAACATGGCAAGACCAATAAAAAAAGGACTTAGCTATTTCCCCAAAGATGTTGATTATTACGAAGATTTCAAAATCATGGACCTGATGAACGAATATGGTCCATTAGGTCAGACTATTTACGACGTAGTCATTTCGATGATTTATCGCGAAGGTTACTTTCTTGAATTTAAGAATTTTGAACAGCTTAAGAAGAATCTGCCGGTTAAAATCATCAAGATAATCGGAAATAGATGGATTAATAAAAAAGACTTTGTGTTACAAGTTATTCTCTCTTGTGCGGATATAGGTCTATTCGATTATGACCTCCTGATGCAAGGAGTTGTAACCTCTGTTGGAGTTCAGCGACGCTATGATACAGTGACTGTTAGGAACAAAGTCCAGAAAGAAAAATATAGGTTGATTGATAAAAATGGTCAACCCTTATTAAATGAACCCATAAAAGGAGTTTCTGCAACAGAAACAAACGTTAATGTAACAGAAAACAGAGATAGTGCAACAGATATGCAACAAAAGAAAATAAAAGAAAACAAAAGTAAAGAAAACAAAACAGTGTATTTCGATTCAGAAAAAGTGAATGATGCATTTGCAGCATATCTCGCCATGAGAGAAAGGTCTGCTCCAGTACCGGGAAGCAAGATTGTTAATCTCATTGAGCAGCTTAATACTTTTAAAGATAAAGGCTGTAGTGATGATGAACTTGTAGAGATTGTTAAAGAAGCAACATCAAAAGACTGGATGAATTTTTATAAGTCAGACAAAAAGAAGCCGGAGCAGAGCAAAGCAAACTTTACTGAACGAAATTATAGCAAAGATGATATGGAATCACTTGAACGTAAATTGTTAACGAGGAGATAGATATGGATATAAACAAAATGACAAAAGAACAGATTGAATACCGAATCAGACAGATAGATGGCAGGGAAATGTTTCTGATTAGTGCTGAAGTAATGGATAGTGACGATACAAAAAGAGTGAGAGCGATTAAGGCTGAAAGAGAAATGTTACAGAAGAGATTGGAAGAGTTTGATGAAGAAAGAAATTAATGAACCTGTAAACTATTGGCATTTAATCAATTTGCCGGGAAATAATCAATATGAAATCAGTATAGATGGAAATATAAGAAAAACATTCAAAAACGGTAAGAAAAAACTGTTAAAACCTTTTAGGAAAAAGAATAAAAGAAATTTATATGTGAAAATCACTATTGATGGTAAATCAAAGGACTACACAGTTTTCAAATTATTGGTTAATACATTTGTCAATGAAATTCCTGAAGGAAAAGTTCCATATCATAAGGACTTGAGTATTTGGAACAATCATAGAGACAACATAGGATTCATAACAAGAGAGGAATTAGGGAAACTTACTGCGAGAATGTCAGGTAAAAGAAAACCAGTAATAAAGATAGATGAAGCAGGAAGAATTGTAGAAACATATGTAAGTGTAAGAGAAGCAGGCATTAGAAATAACATGTCTTATCAGACGATAGCAGACAGATGCCATAACAGAATAAAGAAACCATTTGCATTAGATGGATATAACTATCAGTTTGAAGAATAAAAAATAATCGAAAGGAGCGGAACTCTGGCCAGAGTAATGATATATCGGTTCCTGGAGAGAAATGGAATATTTAGAATTTTTAAAAAGCAAAATTGACATAGCAAAAGACAGTGGATTTGAAGTAAAAAGAGAAGATATAAATCCAATATTAAAACCACACCAGAAAGATGCCGTAATGTGGGCAATACGAGGCGGAAGAAGAGCTTTGTTTGAATCATTTGGACTGGGAAAAACAGTTCAGGAAATAGAATTTTGTCACCAGATAGTAAAGCATAAAGGCGGAAAAGCATTAATTGTATTACCGCTTGGAGTTAAGCAGGAATTTACACATGATGCAGTAGAGGTATTAGGTTATAAAAAGCCTGAATATGTACGAAACATGGAAGAGGTTAAAAATGCCAAAAGTGACATTATGATAACCAACTATGAAAGAGTAAGAGATGGAAATATTGAACCTAAATATTTTAAGGCAACATCCTTAGATGAAGCATCAGTTCTCAGAAGTTTTGGAAGCAAGACATATCAGGAGTTTCTGGTATAGTGGTTCAGTTGTCAAGACAAAAATCTAAGCTTTTTATAATGAACTGATATATGTAACTGGGTAGGGGAGAAAATCCCCCCTTAGGCTGCATGATCATCCAGTAACAGAATCGGATAATAGCAGGATGCCGGTGTTTGATTATTGAGTGCAGAATGACAACGTTCAAAGTTGTAAGTGTGCACATATTTACCGATTGCCTTCCGTGCTTCTCTGATATTGTTATATTGGGTCAGATATGCTTCCTCGTACTTGAAGCTTCGGAACCATCGTTCAATCATGATATTGTCAGCCCACCGGCTTTTACCATCCATGCTTTGACGGATCTGGTTCTCTTTGAGGAAATTCATGTACTCATTGCTTGTAAACTGACAGCCCTGATCTGAATTCAGGATAACAGGTTTTGCCACTATAAACGCCTTTTTTAACGCAGTTATGACCATTCTGGTATCCAGAGTATCATCGACTTCCCAGCCAACGATACAGCGGCTGTACCAGTCAATCACAGCGGTCAGATACAGAAATCCACGCTTAATGGGGATGTATGTAATGTCGATTGACCATGCCTGATTTGGACGGTCGATAACGGCGTTACGTAGCAGATACGGGCAGACTTTAGCCTGTCGCATACGTTTAGAAAGGTTCATTTTTGGATAAATTGGATCAATCCCCATTTCATTCATATAACGGCGCGTTTTCCGGCGACCAACCTGATGCCCACGCTTCTTCAGTTGAGCAGACAGTTGTCGTGCTCCCCAGGCCGGATTATCCGTGTGTAATCGATCTATGATCGATTTGCAATCCAACTCCTCCTGAGATATGGGCATGCCCTTGTAATAAACACTGGTACGATTGATATCAAGAAGTGTAGCTCCTGTTTTAACTGGAAGTTCTTTAGTCTTCAAAAGGTTTTGGACTAAATTTACTCTCGTAGTCAGGTCCAAGTGTTTCTTCAGATTTTTTTTTCAACCAATCCACCTGCATGGTGAGCTGGCCAACTTTTTTCGCATATTCAGCTTTTTCCTTGCGTTCTAAAGCGAGTTTTTCTTTCAGATTATCCTCTCGTGTGTCATTAAAAACCACGGATGCTTTATCGAGGAACTCCTTCTTCCAGTTGCGGAGAAGATTCGGCTGAATATTGTTTTCGGTTGCGATTGTATTTAAGTCCTTTTCTCCTTTGAGCAGTTCAATCACTAATTCTGATTTGAATTTGGCAGAGAAATTTCTTCTTGTTCGAGACATAATAATAATCCTTCTTTCTGTAGTGTTTACAGTATATCAGATTCATTAAGAAATGTCTCTTGAAGTGTCTTAAATTACGATACCATTATATGGAAAAGTTTAAAGGAGTTGAATATAAACTTGTTGCAACAGCTACACCATCACCGAACAAATATAAGGAACTTATTCATTACGCAGGATATTTGGAAGTAATGGACACAGGTCAGGCATTAACGAGATTTTTCCAAAGAGACAGTACAAAGGCAAATAATCTGACTTTATATCCTAATCAGGAAGATGAATTCTGGTTGTGGGTAAGCAGCTGGGCATTATTCTGTACAAAGCCTTCAGATTTGAATAGTGAATATTCAGATGAAGGATATGAATTGCCACCATTGCAGGTAAACTGGCATGAATTACCGATAAACTACGGAGATACGGCTGATAAGAATGGACAGATGCAGTTATTTACAGAAGCGGCAGCAGGATTAAAAGAAGCAGCAGCCGTTAAAAGAGAAAGTATATCTGCAAGAATAGAAAAGATGAAGGAAATCGTAGAAGCAAGTCCAAATGATAATTTTATACTGTGGCATGATTTGGAAAGTGAAAGACACGCAATAAAAAAAGCGTTACCGGAAACAGTTGATATATATGGCTCACAGAATTATGAAATCAGGGAAAAAAGAGTTATAGATTTTTCGGAAGGAAGGACAAGATTGTTTGCAACAAAGAAAGAATTATCAGGTTCAGGTTGTAACTTCCAAAAACATTGTCACAGAGAAATTTTTGTAGGCATAGATTATGAATTTAATGATTTTATTCAGGCAATACACAGATGCTACAGATTCCTTCAAAAAGAGCAGGTAATAATTGACATAATTTACATGGAGAATGAAAAGAGTATTAAAGAGGTTCTGGAAGAAAAGTGGAAAAATCATAATCATATGGTGTCAAAAATGATTGAAATAGTAAAGAAATATGGTCTGAATCAGAACAATAAGGCACAGGGACTTAATAGAAAGATAGGAGTGAAAGCAGTGAAGGTAGAAGGAAAGTATTATACAGCAGTTCATAATGATTGTGTTGAGGAAGTAAGAACCATGAATGATAATTCGGTAGATTTAATTCATACATCAATTCCATTTGGAAACCATTATGAATATTCGGCAAATTATAACGATTTCGGACACAATCAAAATACGAAAAGATTCTTTGAGCAGATGGATTTTTTGACACCCGAATTATTGAGAATATTAAAACCGGGAAGGGTTGCGGCTATTCATGTAAAGGACAGAGTACTGTTTGGTAATGCAACAGGTACGGGAATGCCAACAATTGAACCTTTCCATGCTGACTGTATAGCTCATTACATAAAACATGGATTTCAGTACTTTGGAATGATAACGGTTGTGACGGATGTTGTAAGGGAAAATAATCAGACATACAGATTAGGTTGGAGTGAACAGTGTAAAGACGGCTCAAAAATGGGAGTGGGATGCCCGGAATATATATTGCTGTTTAGAAAGCTGCCAACAGACAAATCAACAGCTTATGCAGATGAACCGGTTAAAAAGACAAAAGAAGAATATACGAGGGCACAATGGCAGATAGATGCACACGGATACTGGAGAAGTTCAGGAGACAGACTTGTAACAAAGAAAGAATTATTGGAAGCAGACATTAAGAATTTACAGAAGGTATATCGCAAATATTCAAGAGAAAATATTTACAACTATGAAGAACATGTAAAACTTGCAGAACAGCTTGATAAAGAAGGAAGACTTCCGGCTATATTTATGGTAGTAGCTCCCGGTTCATGGAACAACCTTGAAGTGTGGGATGATATAAACAGAATGAAAACACTCAATACACAGCAGTCGAGAAGGAGAAAGCAAATGCATGTGTGTCCTTTACAGATAGACATCGTTGAAAGGATTATAAACAGATATTCAAATAAAGGGGATTTGGTTCTGGATCCATTTGGCGGACTTATGACAGTTCCAATGACTGCGGTAAAAATGAAAAGAAGAGGATACGGAATAGAATTAAATGAAGATTATTTCAGGGATGGTGTCGGATATTTGCAACAGGCTGAAGAGGAAAGAGAGACACCTACATTATTTGATTACTTAGGAATAGATGGAGGTGAACAATAGTGACAATAAAAGAATTGGTGGAATTAAATTTCTGCATTGCTGAAATAGAAGTTGAGGTTAGGTCAAACGGCAGACTTAAAGCCAAATATTACATAGGAGATGGAGCATGGAGAGATGCGAAACTGCGCGAACATGAAGCACATCAGGATTATAAAGTTGAGTTTATAGCAGAAAAGATAAACAGATTTGAAAATGACCATGTATATCATGATGTTATATTAAAGAATATTCCAAAGAAAATACTAAAAATGGAAGTATATGCATGGCAGATGACCAGAAAACATTGGCATCCGACTAATTCAGATTCATTTGAAGCAATAGAGATTACCGTAGAAGTACCGGAAAACTACGAATTACCGCCAATGCAGGAAAATAAGGAACTTGAAGGACAGATGAATATAGAAGACGTGTTTGACAATGAAGGGAGATTGAAATGGCAAGAATAGATAAAGAAGAGCAGGCAAGGCGTGAAGGAATGGCTTATGCCTTTAAGATTGCTAAAGAAAGAGGAATTGATGGACTGGAAAAGGAATTACGATTAAGAAACATTACAAAACTTCCAGTTGCTATCAAAGAAAAAGATGTTGAAGAATGGTGTGATGGAATGAAAAATCAGACAGTAGACAGTGTGGGAATCCTGGCAATGGTATCTTTAAGGGATGGATTTGGATTTGGTAAAAAAAGACTGTTAGAGTTTAGAGAAATATTCAACAATAAAACAGATTGTATTACGAATCCTGATTGGAGCTGCTGGGATGATCAGATAGCAATTTTAAAAGAAGAATGTGGTATTGATACATTCATAAGACAGAATGAATAGATGTTAAGAAATGTTAAGAAGTAAAATGTACATTGAAAACTAAATATTGGCTGATAAATTTCAAAAAACTTAATTTGTTTGGTAAAAGTATTGACATATACGTACACGTATGATACAATAAATATATCAAATGAAGGAGGTAAAACCAATGGGCAAGAGAAAAGACAAAAAGAGCCTTAAGATATGGGATTTGGTAATCAAGTCGTTAATAGCAATAGCAGCATTGATTACATCAATCGCCGAACTCATAAAGGCTCTTACATAGGAGAAAGGGAGAGAAATCTCCCAATCTCTTACAAGTATATTAGCACATTGGGAAAGAAAATAAAATGAAGAAGTTTAACTTTTCTACAGCATTTTTGATGTTTACCATCATATTAGCTTTAGCAACGGAATGGTCTATAGTAGGATGCGTATTTGTAATATGTGCATCGTTATATATGCTAATTGAGACGATACCGCAATTATGGAGGATTATAAATGGACGAAAAGAAAACTAGACCACAGGACAAATGGGATATGAAAGCAGGAGTGTCAGCAAAGACATACAAAGTCAATACAGCTGTTGCAGAAGAATTTAAAAAGGTATGCAAGGAATTGCATTTATCTCAGGGTCCTGAATTGACAAAGTTAATGCAACAATTTATTGAAGAAAATAGGTAAAGGAGAACAATAAGATGCCTAAGGGAGAGCCAAATAGTCAGACGATTGCATCCCAGAAGTGGAATGCCAAAGCTGGGTATGTTGCAAAGACATACAAGTTAAAAAAGGACGTGGCAGATGCATTTGCAGAAACATGCGACAAGCTAGGAGTAAGTAAAGCAAGCCAGCTTACAAAGATGATGACGGAATTTATTGAACAGAATAAGTAAAAAAGAAAACTATCAGCCATTATTTGGTTGGTAGTTTTTTTATGCGAAATGTTAAGAAATGTTAAGGAGTGAGAGAAATGTTAAATATCGAAAAGTATAAAGAAGAATTGGAGAATATTGGAGTGCTTAACCCTGATAAACTGGCAGTTATAGATGGAAAGCCATGTATGTGTCAGGAAACTGAGTGTAATATGTGCGAGTTGCGTAGCGTAGAAAGCTGTTGCGTTGATAGAACAGATAATTGGCTATTTTCAGAATACAAAGAGCCAGAAGTTGATTGGAGCAAGGTTAAGGTTGATACTCCGATTTTGGTTAGAGATGATGAAGGTGGAAAATGGATTAAAAGATATTTTGCTAGATTTGAATACGGAGAATTCTATGCGTGGTTAAGTGGCGCTACATCTTGGACAGCTAATGGTAATATGAATTTTTGGAAATATGCAAAGTTAGCAGAAAGTGAGGAATAGATTATGAGCAGAGAAATAGAGCAGATTTTAAAAAATCAAGTAGTGATAATGGGAATGTTGCAAGACTTACAAGACGAACTTGAACCAATACAGAACATAGAAGACACACATCAGTTGTTAGTTGATAATAACAATGGCTGGATTCCATGCAGTGAGAAATTGCCAGAACCATATGAGGAGGAGCAGTAGATGACAGGAAAAGATATAAAGGAATGTGAAAACATAGCAGAAAGATATGCGGATTGTGACGAATTTGTTTGTTCGAAATGTGGCATTCATTTGATGGAATGGGTGGAAGTAAGAATTGATGAAGATAATGATGAAACACATTGCGAGTATGAATTTAAATATTGCCCAAATTGTGGGGCAAAAATAAAGGTGGTGTAATGAATGATTAAATTAATAATTGTAGCAGTTACAGTAATTGTGGTATCTGGAATATATTCACTATGCGTTATGAGTTCCAGGGACGACAGACGCAGGGAACGTGACGCAAGAAAATGGGATGATTAGGTAGAACATGTACATTGGCAATTGAATAGAGATAGTTGGTTTGATATAATTTTTCTATCACAACAGAGAAGGGAGAAATAAAATGATAGGAAAGAGTTTTTCAGGAATAGACGAATGTTATGTTTGTGGAAAAATTTTAAAATGGACTAAAGTAGCTGATACGGGAAGAGGAAGTATTGTTGTATACGAAGTTCCCGATGTGAGAGCTAATGCTTTTGCTATTGGAAAAAATGATGATGGCAGTATAAAATTCGAGGTAGAATGTACTTGCCCGAATTGTAGAACTATAAATCGTTTTATAAAGTCTATAAGTATTTAGAGGATATAGAGATTTTTAAAGACCAACTACCAATATTCGGTGGTTGGTTTTTTATTTTGCATAAAACAGAAAGGATGGATAACGTGGCAGAAACAAACAAAGCTAAAGAGTATTTGCTCCAGGTAAGCAGAGCAGAACATAGAATAAAGAGACTTCAAGAAGAAATACAGACATTGCAGGAACTGGTAACAAGTACAAGTGCAATAAGTCAGGGCGAAAGAGTTATATCTTCTACATCGCAGGACAAGATGGCAGATACAATTTGCACAATCGAGGAAAGAATAGAAGAGTGGAATACAGAGGTTCGTAAGTTAGTTGAGATTAGAGCAGAGATTATGACAACGATTTCAAAGTTAAAAAATACAGACCATAGGGAAATATTATATAAAAGGTATTGCCAGTCTAAGACATGGGAAGTGATAGCATGTGAATTAGATTACAGTTACAGATGGATTTTAAAATTACATGGAAGAGCATTATTAGAAATTGAAAAATTTTTAAAGTGTTCATAGAAGTTCACATTGAACATATGATATTGTTATAATATGATAAATACCCAAAGGGAACTAAAGTTCCTCCTCCGAAATTAAGTATTTATAGAGTCATCGAAGAATGAAAGAGCATCCTTATTAGGGTGCTTTTTTAATGCATAAATAAAAAGCGTAATAAGTTATACATAATTTTTTTGAATAAATCAGAAAGGAGTGGTTGCAGTGACTGACAAACAAATAATATTTGCTAATGAATATTTAATTGATTTGAATGGAACAAGGGCGTATAAGGAAGCATATCCACACGTCAAAAATGATAATACAGCAGCAGCTGCAGCCACCCGTTTAATGAACAACCCAGAGGTAAAAGATTACATAGATAAGAGAATTAAGGACAGATTGGAGAGAATAGAAGTAACGCAGGATGATGTAATACAGGAACTGGCAGCAATTGCATTTGCAAATGGTTCCGATTATGCAAAGGTTGTAACTAAGCCGGTGATGATACAAACATCTGAGGGAGATTATGTTCCTGCTTTGGATAGTGAAGGCAATCAGATGTATTATCAGGCAGTTGAAATAGAAGAGACAGAGGAACTTACCAAAAGGCAAATAAAGGCAATCTCAGGAATTAAGCAGGGGAAAAACGGAATAGAGCTAACTACATATGACAAGGTAAAAGCTCTTGAGTTGCTAGGGAAACATTTAGGAATATTTAAAGACAAGGTAGAGGTGTCAGGCAATATAAATAATCCGTTTGAAGGGCTGACAACAGAACAGCTGCTTAGATTGGCAGGTGAGAACCTTGATTCCAAATGAAAATTTAATAAGATTATATGCAAGAATTGAATTGGCAAGAAGAGATTTTTGGCAATATTGTAAATTAAAAGCTCCAGACTTCTACAAAGAGGATAGGAGCTTTTTACATGATTTCTGTAATGAATTGCAAAGCTTTGTAAAATCAGATGATGAAGTGATGGTTGTAAATATGCCACCAAGACATGGCAAATCAAGAACAGTTGGTAATTTTGTTGAATGGATTCTTGGGAATGACCAAACACAAAAGATAATGACAGGCTCATACAATGAAACATTATCAACAACATTTTCAAAAGGTGTAAGAAATACAATTCTTGAAGAAAAGGCAGATGAAAACAAGGCTGTCTATTCGGATGTTTTTCCGGGAGTAACCATTAAACGTGGTGATGGAGCAATGAATATGTGGTCATTGGAAAATGGATATAATAACTATTTGGCAACATCACCAACAGGAACAGCAACAGGTTTTGGTGCTACGTTGATGATTATCGATGATTTGATTAAGTCGGCACTCGAAGCAAATAATGCAAATATTCTTGATAATCATTGGACATGGTTTACAGATACGATGATGTCAAGACTTGAAGAGGGTGGCAAAACAATAATAGTCATGACAAGATGGCACAGCCTTGATTTGGCAGGTAGGGCATTGGAACACTTTAAGAGCATAGGAGTAAAAGTAAGGCATATATGCTATAAGGCGGTTAAGGAAGATGGCACAATGCTTTGTCCTGAAATATTGTCAAAAAAGTCATATGAAAATAAAAGAGCAACAATGGGTATTGATATTGCAGAAGCAAACTATCAGCAGAATCCTATTGACATAAAGGGCAGAATGTACACTTCATTTAAGACGTACAAAGAAATGCCACAATTTAAGCAGATTAGAAATTATACAGATACCGCAGATGAAGGTAAGGATTACTTATGCAGTATTAACTACGGAGTAACATTTGACAATGAAGCGTACGTACTTGATGTTATATATACGCAGGAACCAATGGAAGTTACAGAGCCGTTAACAGCTAAGCTGTTATTTGATGGAAATGTAAATATTGCAAGAATCGAATCAAATAATGGTGGTAGAGGATTTGCCAGAAGTGTTAAGAGAATACTTCTGGATGAATTAAAAAGTAACAAGACAGTTATTAAGTGGTTTACACAGCATAACAACAAGAATGCAAGAATTTTTTCAAATTCAGCGTGGGTAATGCAACATATATATTTTCCTGAAGACTGGAAGAACAGATGGCCTGATTATTACAAGGCAATGTCAAGGTATCAGAGAGAAGGAAAGAATGATCATGACGATGCACAGGATGCAACAACAGGCATTGCAGAAGATTGTGCAAAGAAATCTGATGGATTATCAGTATTAAAGTAAAGAGGTGAAGCAAGTGGATTTAGATAGAATGAAAGAATTATTAAGTCAGTATATGCCGGGGCATGCAATGTATATGGTTAAATGTGATATTGCTGACAGATATTACAGAAATCAGAGTGATGTGTTATATGGTCCTAAAAAGGAAGACAATGAAGGCAATCCTTTGAGAAATGCGGATAACAGAATACCCCGTAATTTTCATGGCCTTATAGTAAATCAGAAAGCAGCTTATGCATTCACTACTCCGCCTACGTTTGATGTTGGTAATTCAAAGGCTAATGCAGAAATATTAAAGTCCTTAGGAGATGAATATAGAAAAGAATGCATGGAACTTTGTGTTAATGCAGCCAATGCAGGTGTTGCATGGATTCATTATTGGACAAATGAGCTAAATGAATTTGAGTGGGCAGTTATTGATAGCAAACAGATTGTTCCGATATGGAATAAGTCAGCAAAACAGAAACTGATAGGAGCATTAAGAGTATATACCCAGATAGATGAAGCAGATGGAAAAAACTACACAATATATGAATATTGGAACAAAGAGGAATGTCAGGTATACAGAAGGCTTCAATCAGATTTAAATTATGACAACTTAACAGATTATGCAATATTTGAAAATCCGACAACAGGAGAACTCGTAAGCGAGTATAGTCACGGAATGGAAGAAATACCTTTCATTCCGTTTTTTAATAACAACATTAAATCATCTGACCTTGATAATATCAAAAGCCTAATAGATGTATATGACAAGGTATACAGTGGCTTTATCAACGATTTGGAAGATGTGCAGGAACTTATATTTGTATTATCCGGATATGGTGGAACTGATTTGAACGGATTTTTGCAGGATTTGAAAAAATACAAAACAATAAAACTTGATGAAGATGGTACAGGAGTAAGCACTCTTAATATTGAGATTCCTATTGAAGCAAGAAACAGTGTTCTTGATGCTACAAGAAAAGCAATATTTGAGCAGGGGCAGGGATTTGACCCAAGACCTGAGACGTTTGGTAATCAGTCAGGTGAAGCACTTAAGTTTATGTATTCTTTGTTGGAAATGAAAGTAGGCTTAATGGAAACAGAGTTTCAGTTGGGATTTTCAAAGCTGATAAGAGCCATATGTAGCTTTAAGAACATTAAATGCAATAACATTGTACAGACTTGGACAAGAACCTGTATTAAGAATGAGCAGGAGCAGGCAGCAATATGTAAGGACAGCGTTGGAATCGTTAGTCAGAAAACAATACTTAAGAATCATCCGTTTGTTGAGGATGTGGAAGCAGAGCTTAAACAGATTCAGAAGGAAAATGAGGAAAAAGCACAAAATTCTGATGTATATCAACAGATATTTAATCAGCAGCAGAACACAAATGGCAATAATGATGAAGATTTAAATAAACCAGGCGAACAAACAGTAGGTGGAGCAAATGAAGAATAGCGAATACTGGAAGAAAAGATTTGTTGAAATGGAAGAAGCTACACATCAGACTTCCGTAAAGAAAATATTTAATATTCAGGAACAGTTTGACAAATCAGCTAAGGTCATTAACGAAAAAATAAATTCATGGTATCAGCGATATGCGGAAAACAATAATATGTCTATGCTTGATGCCAAAAAATCACTAAATGCCAAAGAATTAAAGGAACTTAAGTGGGATGTTGAGGAATACATAAAAAAGGGCAGGGAAAACGCTTTTTCAGGTGAATGGGTAAAGGAACTTGAAAATGCATCTGCCAGAGCGCACATAAGCAGATTAGAAGCGTTGGAACTGCAATGCAGACAACAGGCAGAAGTAGCATTTGGTAATTTGAACGACGAAGTAAGCAAACACATAAAAGACGTATATAAGGAAAGTTATTACAGAACAGCTTATGAAATTCAAAAAGGCGTTGGTGTCGGCTCGAACTTTGCAGCATTAAATGACAGATTAATTGAAAAAGTGGTAAATAAGCCGTGGCTTGCTGATGGAAAGAATTTCAGCGACAGAATATGGGGCAATAAGACACAGCTTATAAATCAGTTACACACAAGTTTAAGCCAGATGTGCATTACAGGTTCAGGACCGGACAAGGCAATAAGTCAGATTGCAAGTAAAATGAATGTAAGCAAGGTTAATGCAGGCAGACTTGTAATGACAGAATCGGTTTATTTCAGTTCGGCGGCACAAAGAGAATGCTTTAAGGAACTTGATGTTGAAAGATATGAAATTGTAGCTACATTGGACGGTCATACATCGGACATCTGCCAGAAAATGGATGGCAAAGTATTCAAAATGAGCGAATATGAAGAGGGGGTAACAGCTCCGCCATTTCATGTTAACTGTAGAAGCTGTACAGCACCTTATTTTGATGATGAATTTACCAAAGGTGAGCAAAGAGCTGCAAGAGATGAAGATGGTAATACGTATTATGTTCCTGCAGATATGACTTATAAAGAATGGAAGAAATCCTTTGTTAAAGATTCTATTTCACCACAGACAAGAAAAGATTTTGCAAAGTATAGTGATATACTTGGTGAAAATGCACCATCTGTTGAAGAATTTGCAAAAATCAGATATAATACAGATGAATGGAAAATGTTCAAGACGTTCACTTCTTCCATAAAATCAGGTGAACTTTCTGCACTTGCTGACTTTGATTTATATAAAGACATCAGCAAGGAAATGGATGAAAAAATTCTTGGTGTTGTTACAAGCAACAATTTGACAATAACTGGAAAGTCAAATCATTCCATTGCAAGGGTTATAGGTTCAATAGAACAAAAAAGAAATGGTGTCCAGGTTTCTGACATCTTGGATGCTTTAATAAATAAAGATTCTGAAATCCTTCCAGTCAGAGAAATGAAGAATGGAAGAAGTCAGAAGTTCAGAAACAAGGTTGTTGAAGTTTCAGTCAATCCTGACACTGGAAACATCATTCAGGTGAATCCAGTTCATACAAGAAGAAAGAAGGTGGAATCATGATTGTAAAGGCTGAACAGATTGAAGCGTTAAAACCATACATTGAAGACATTGAAGCACTTGTTACATTAGGTGACGTTCAGGCGGTGTTAGATACAATTGATGATGTGATTGTGGACAACATACTTGCAAACAATGATGAACCTGATGATGAAGGAATTAAACTTCAAAAGATATATGATGAAATTTTTAATCAGAACTAAAGGCATCCTAGAAAGGGTGCTTTTTTATTGAGTTGGTGAAAGTCAAAAAAGGACACAATCAAACATTCTGATGCTGAAAGAACAGCAAAAACAAATTGAAAGGACAAGTATGTACAAGGAAGAATTGCAGGAACAGGTTACAAGATGTAAGGATATGCAGAGTAAATGTAGAATAGATGATATTGATACATTTATTAGGCTTAGCAACAGAATAGAGGAGTTGACAGGTAAAATTGATAAAACTGAAAAACAGTTAGTTGTTCCAGTGCAAAATGACGAAAATAAAATAGAAATGTTCTAAAATTTAATAACGTTAATCAGAGAGCTTAGAAATAGGCTCTCTTTTTATATGCCTTTTTCTGTAGGCACTAAAGAACAGAAATACCTTGCCGAAGGTATATCGGTAGAATCCAATCACCAGTAGAACTGGAATAAAACATCTATGGAGGTAATAAAAATGGAATGGTTAAAGGAATTGCTTGAAAAAGCAAAAATTACAGATGGAAAGCTTAATGTTGATGAAGTAATGGAAGCTGCAAGGAAAGAGTTTCCTAAGCATGCTGTACCAAAGAACGTGTTTAATGACAAATGCGAGGAATTGAAGACAGCTAATGCAACAATCACAACATTAAAGAAGGAGAATGGAGACAATGAGGAACTCCAGAATAAGATTAAGGTATAAAGTTATGCTTAAGTATGTACATAAAATATTAAATAAAAATGTACAAGTGTTATGATATGTGAGTTTAGGAGGAACTCATAATGATAATTAAAAATGAAATCATAACAGACTTAAAAATCATAAGTGTTAATGATTTATATAAACTGAAACCGTTTATGGAAGGAACATCATTGAAAATTAATAAAAGTCTGAATAAAGAAGGTGTAACAGTCAGATATGAAACAGGTATGGGAAAACAGGCT